ATGAAGCTGCGCGCCGTCGCCATCACCGCAACCGTTCTACTGCTGGCCGGGTGCTCAGCGGAACCGAGCGAGATCGCCGTGGACACAACGGCCACGGCGGCACCCACACCCACCATCAGCCCCACCCCCACGTGGTCACCGACGCCATGGCCGACAGATATCCCCTCAGTCGTGGAAGCACCCGCCGCGGCGGCAACACCGGCCGACGCATCCGACGCAAGCTACGACGACGCGGTATTCCTCGCAGCCCTCGGCACGATAGACCCAGGCCTAGCCCGCGAGCGATCACTAGGCCGCGCTGCAAACGTCTGCCTGGACATCGAGGACGGGAAGGACAGCACGACGATCATCCTGAACATGGAAGCACGGTTCGAAGGCGGCACGGTGCCGAACCTCTCCGGCGGGCAACTCGCCTCGCTGCTCAGCCTGATCAAGACCACCTGTGACTAGCTGACAGGACCGCGGCGTACACTCCCCGGCATGGATGACGACCTCGACACCATAGATCCGCCGCACTGCCCGAACTGCTTGACGAGCTGCGTGGCCGGCGGCACGACCACCCACCCGTACTGGGTGTGCCCGTCGTGCCGCACTGCGGTACTCACGCGATAACCACGAGTGCGTGAAACCTCAGGCCTAACTTGGGCCGAACCAGACCTGCAGTACCGTGGCCAAGCGTCGCGCGCGTCCTCAGTTGGCGGAGAGGTCCATTACGTCGGCGCGAGTCCCATTAGGGGGCCCGTGGGTGTGCAAGCTGGCGGCACGAGCGCAGTAGGGTTGGGGAACTATGGCGAGAAAGGATCAAGTAGCTGCGAATGAGCGCCGCGCACGGCGCGCGGTTGCAGCCATCCCGCCCAGCGAGCTGTGGGACCCTCCTCCGGTAGAGGAGTGCGAGCAGTCCGTCGTTCCTGTCCAGCTCGATGAGCTCAGTCGGATCACCATGCGTCGGGTTGAGTGGAACGGTCAACTTGTCAGCTACGCCGTGATCTACACTGAGCGTAACGGTTCCGGCAATTGGCAAGAGATTGCCTCTATCGACTGCTGTCATAACAACGTTCATAGGCATGACGGCCTACACGGAGCGATTGACCCCGTGATAATTCAACCCATATATTCACAGCAAAACGTGCAAGAATCGTTTGGAACGTCGTACGATGCGATCCACGACACCTATACCGAGCGAAGGGCACGGCGATGACAAGTCGGAACAACTCGATGAATCGCGACGATGCCACACGCCGTGTGATGAAGACAATTGCCGTCGGTCAGCACCGCGTGACTCTCCCGTTCCGTGCGGAGGACGGTAGCCAGCCGTTGGTTGTTGCTATGCCGTATGAACATGTGAGCGACGTCGTTCTTCGGGTTCGTTCTATCGGCGGTCATGCAAACGTTGCCGTCGCGTTCGCGAGGAATTTTTCACTCGTCGTCATGGACAGCGATGACACAGAAGCCGTCGGGCCTGAAATGGAAGTCAATGAGGACCTATCGATGGGTATGTTCCTCATTGCAATCGGTAGCCACCCGAGCAAGAAAACGCGGTTCAGGTTCAGAGAGTCCGTAGCGAACGTGCCTGTAGTCCAGAGAGAACTCGCCTACAACTAGCTCAGCAAAAAATGGCCCCGGCCGCCCTCCGAAGAGGACGGCCGGGGCCATTGTCGTGCAAAGGGTTACGCGGTGTGTTTGGCGGTGTAGGTAGGGACAGCACTTGAGCCGAGCAGCCACTTCTCCGCCTTGGGCCAGCGCTTGCCGAGCTGCCGTGCGCCCCAGTAGTAGAGGGCGATGACTGCGGCGGTAGCCGCGGCGTTCAGGAGCACGCGCGGCGACACGTCCGGGGGCAGGAATGTGGCGGCCGAGCTGAGGAAGTCGCCGAGCCAGGTGAACGTGAGCAGCGCCCAGCCGAGGGCTGAGCCGATAACCAGGGGGACGAACGTGCGGATGTAGGCGATTGCACGGTCATGGATGGGGACAAAGAGATCGGTCATGGTGTGGCTCCTTCGGGTGGGGTGGTTGGGTCGACGCGGCAGGGGCCGGCGACGGTCAGGGTGGTTGTGGTGTTGTCGGGCTGGGTGAGGGTGAAGAGCCAGTACCCGTCGTCCTGGCAGGCGATGGACGCGATACCGGTGCCGGTCGGGCCGGGGACTTGGGAGTCAGCACCAGTCGCGCCCTTGTCACCAGGGACGGTGGAGTCTGCCCCATCCACGCCATCGATGCCGTCCCTCGGAATGAGGGGCGGGGCAACCGGGCCGATTGGGCCTGCCGCCCCGGCACAGTCCAGGCGCAGTGCGCAGAACGCGGCGACGGACGACGCCACCTGTTCCGAGGTCGGTGCGGGACCATCACGCCCCGGCTTGCCTATCGATCCCATTGCCCCGGCTTCTCCCGCCTGCCCCGTGACTGCCTTGGCGAGTGGGGCGACCGGGGTTTCGCCCGCGTCTTCCACCTGCGAGTGCAGGGCATCGTTGCTCGCGGAGACCGCGGTCAACTCTCGGCCTTGCCGGTCAACGGTGCCCATCAGGAACACCAGCGCGCCGAGCACGCCGATGAGTGCGAGCAGGGTCACGATATTTGGGCCTACGCCTCGTCGTGCGGTCATACGCGGAAACCTCCTTGAATCAGAAAAACGACGATCGCCGAAATGAACGGGCCGCCGACCAGGGCGATGACCGTCCATCGGTTGCGGGTGCGTTGGTCGTCGGCGCGGTTCTCAGCGGCTGTCTCGGCGGTCTTCGAATCCCGGATGCCGGTTTCGAGGTCGCGGAGCCGGGAGCTGACGCGCAGCTGGTCGGCGGTGTATAGCTCGAGCGAGACGACTTTGCCGCCGAGCTGGTGGATGGCTTCTTCCACACGAGTTAGCCCTCGCATGAGTTCCCACGGTGTGGGTTCGGGCCCGTTGTCAGCCACTCACGAGCTCGCAGGTGTTGGTATCGCAAGATGGGCCACGTGGGCACGTTGAATGCGGATCGTGGCAGCAGGCCATGGGTGCTCCTTGGTTTGTGTGAGAATGCGGGCATGCCGAATCAGCCGAAGACACCGATCACGGCAACCCGGATTCCGGAAGAGTTGAAGGCCGCGGCGAAAGCGAAAGCGGCCGAGCGCGGAGAGACGCTCACCGCTGTGATCGTCCGAGGCCTGGAGGAGTACGTAGCGTCTCCCTGAAATGGGGGTAGGTCCGGCTAGACGGAGGTGTATATACACCTCTAGAGTCTGACCTATGAAGACTTTCTGGGGTGCCGTTGTTGCCGTTGTCGTTGCCGTGTCGCTGACCGGGTGCGGGGAGGTTGCGGTGCCGGCCGGGGCTCACCGGACCGGTGTCGCTGTGGAGCGCACGTGGACGCCCACGCCGGCTGCACCGGAGATCATTCCGGTCGAGGCGGACGCAGAGGCCGAGCCCGCGCCCGTTGACGCCGACGCCCAAGTGGAAGACACCACCGATGCGGTGGAGGTCGTCACCCCGCCGGAAGCCGCGCCATCTCCCGCGGCCCCGCCCGTCAACGGTTCCCCGCCCGTCGACGTTGCCCCCGCCGCCCCAGCAACCCCGACTGTCAACCCATTCGATGAGTGGATGACAAACCCGACGTTCACCTGTGACCCCGGATTCGCCCCCGGATGGATCAACGAGCAGGGCGTTCCCACCTCCTGTGTGGCGAACTAGTCACGAGTGCGATGAAACGATGATGTCTGCCTGACGAATGAAAATGGAAGACGCGTCTTTGCACATGCCCTGCAACTTGTAGACGTGCGACCCCGCGGTAGGCGTGTGTCGGACCCGGATATTCGCGGTGCACGCGGGAGATTGCCCGGGCAGGTTGGTGATGACAATGTCGGTCAGCCGTTCCCCAACTACAGCACCGTCGCAAATCACCTGCATTGAGGCAAGCCGGAGTGAGCCCGAGTTGCCATCCTTGATGAGCGCGCTGCCTTCGATCGTCACCTGCTGGCTTCCATCGGTCACAACAGTCGTAGTGACAAACGGGATATCCGCCATTGCCGTCGTTGCCAGATATTGGGCATCAGAGAACAGTCGCCAGCCCTCGCCGAGGATCCGCCGTATTCCCGCACCCGTCACCTTGCCGCCGAAATTTACACTTCCGTCGATGCGGCCCAGGGCGTTGGATCCAAACGTAATGCCGGTGCTATCGATGGTCAGGTCGTTCGTGGCCTGCCCCGGGTTGGCCTTGAATGCCAGACCAGCAGCGTTCAGCTTGGCGTAAGGGGAGCTGACACCGCCGGCGAATGACTCGATACCGATGCCTGCTGTGAGGACGATCCTGGCGACCGTTGTGCTCGCAGAGGTTTGCACGGTTGCGCCGGTAATCGTTTTTCCGTCGATGGCTCCAGCGCTGATCATTGCCGCCGAGATGGTTCCCGCTGCAATACGCGCGGCAGCAAGAAACCCGGTCGAGATTTTCCCCGCGTCGAGGTTCGCGATTACCGCGTTGTCGATGGTGCGTGCAGCCCACGCCCCAGAGGTGAACACCCATTGCCCGGTGATCAAGGCGTCGGTCGTCTTGAACCACGTATCGCCCTCGACGTAAGCCGTTCCAGAAGCGGCCGCGGTCGAAAAGATGATTTTGTTCTTCCCGTTCGCCGTGGTCTGCGCGGTGACGGCTTTCCCGTCAGCGGCGGCAGCGGCGGTAGCGGCGTTGTTCGCGGCAGTCTGCGCCGTGTTGGCTGCGGTCTGTGCGCTGACAGCCTTCCCATCTGCCGTGTTCGCAGCGGTCTGCGCCGTGGCCGCGTTCGACGTTGCAGTATTCGCTTGCGTTTGCGCGTTGGCCGCATTGGTCGTCGCGGTGTCCGCCTGGCCCTGCGCGGTGTTTGCTGCAGTCTGTGCGGTCGCCGCATTCGTAGTCGCAGTGTTGGCCTGCCCTTGCGCTGTCGACGCGGCAGAGCCCGCCGCAGTGGCCGCGCTGGCTGCATCCGTGGCGACCTTGTCGGTCACGGCCGCCCAAGTGGACCCGGACACCCACTTCTTCGGGGTGTTCAGGTTGCTGGTCGTGTCGATCCACAGCGTGAGCGCGTTCTGGAACGCTACCCCCGGGGCGGCGGTCTGGTACAGCACCACGGCTTTCGCATTTGCGATGCCCGCTGCAGCAGCGGCATTCGTGTCGGCGAGGTTTGCCTTGGTCTGGGCGGTCGCCGCATCTGACTTGGCAGTATCGGCCTGTGTCTGAGCCGTCGCCGCGTTCGTCGTGGCAGTGTTGGCCGACGACTGAGCAGATGCCGCCGCCGAGCTCGCCGCCGCCGCATTGGTCGTCGCGGTGTCCGCCTGGCCCTGCGCGGTAGCCGCCTTCGCGTCAGCGGCCGACGCTGCTGAGATGGCACTGCTAGCTGCGGTCTGCGCAGTCCCCGCCGCGCTGTTTGCTGCGACTGCCTTCGCGTCCGCAGCGGCCGCACTCAAAACCGCAGTGTCCGCTGCCCCCTGAGCCGCGACAGCCGCAGACTGGGCAGCAACAGCAGAGACCTGTGCGGCCGTAGCGTCAACCTGCGCCGTGGCCGCAGACGACTGCGCCTGAACAGCCTTCGTGTCAGCTGCGTCGGCGGCCGTCTGGGCGGTAGCAGCGTGCACGACGGCCGCCTGAGCCGTCCCCGAGGTCGACTGGATCTGGGTACCGGAAGGGCGCTCCAGCTCGCGCAGCCGGGACTCTAGCTTGTCAAACTTGTCCACGAGAACTTGCAAACCGTCGCCAGCGGGGGGCTTGTAGATGCCCATCAGATACCTACCTTTGGAGCTAATTGAACGTTGATTGATGCGCCCTTCTCATCCCCGGACAGGCCGACGATGCGGTGCCGGGAAGTGCCGCCCGCTTGGAGGTACGGGTCGCCGGCGTTTGTTTCCGGGTCGAACTTCGCAAACTTCAGGTCGGCATAGTCACCGGTCGAGTACTGGCCGACGAACGGGCCAGCCGGGAAACCATCAGCATCAACCGGGCGCGCCTGAGCAATGAATGACCACTCCTCCGTTGGATACCGGCCCGAAGCCATATTGTCAGCGGCGTAGGAGTCGAGGGTGCCCTGAATCTCCACCGACGAGTGCGACGAATCGAACCGCTCCATCAGCGGATAGCCCGCATCCACCAGCGCAGGGTCATAGGCGCGAGCGACCAGAACCGTGTCAGCCTGCCGCCCGCCTGTCTGCCACGCCAGCGAACCCATATCGGAAGCATCTGAGTCCGTCTTGAAGTTGGACACTGCCGACTGGGGCGCGGTGACATCCCACATGGGCACTGACTGCGACGTGAGGAGCGGCTGTGCGACAGTGCCCGTGCGAAAGAGCACCTCGACCCCGCGCCGGTCGGCGGTGAACCGTGACTCGAAACGCATCTCTGGGCCGTTCTCCATCTCGGAGATCTGCTTGATGGCCTCGCCCACCGACTTGAAATCGGTGCCGTCATACGTCTTCGTGCGGTCGTCGGCCTCATCAGCCTGAAAGACCATCGGGAGCGCCCCACCTGTCCACAGGTGAGCCTGCTGCAGGAGTCGCTTAGCCCTCGTGCCCAGGCTGACGCCGTTGATCACCGTCGCCAGCAGCGGGTTAGGGATCGTCTTCGCCGGGTTCTCAGGATCAGGGACCGTCCACTGGTTCAGTCCGATTACTTTCGCGAGCAGCGGCAGGATCAGCCGGTGGTTGTAGTACGACCCCCAGCCGAGCGCCCCGAGCTTCAGTGTGCCGGCGTCACGGTCGTAGTTGCGGGTCCAGATCGGATCGCACGCCATGATCACGCCGCCCTCTTCGACGCCCAGATATGCCTTCGCCTCCGTTGCGACGTTTCGCAGGTCCAAGGTGCGGATCTCGGGAGAGTTCATGTTCAAGGTCACGTCGACGGATTGTGGCGCGCCGAGCCGATCAGACCATGGGCCAGAGGTCGGGGCCAGGTTGCGCACGGCGATGGGGCCCGAGCGGAGGTCCCCGATGAAGTAGCTGGTCACGGCCGGCTACTTGGCCGCGTCAGCGAACACGGCGCGCACAGCAGCCTCGGTCGCCTGTGCCACCTGCTCCTCAGTCAGCCCGGAACCCGTGCCAGCAAGCCCGGCGACGACCGCTGAGACGAGCAGGGGCGCGAGAGCAGCAGCCGTAGCGTCAGGGTTTCCTGACCGCTGTACGAGCTTCCTGCCCGTGATCGCCGTGAGCGTGTTCCAGATCAGCCCGTCCGGCATCTGCACGAAGTCACCGACAATGCCAGTGGCACGGAGTGAGTCAACCTCCGTCATGCTCGCCAGGGGGATCAATTCGCCGTCTTCGGTGACAAGGCCAATCGAGCCGTCATAGTTGCGGATCAGTGCGGACATGGGGCGTCTCTTTTCTATGACAGGGGTGAGGTCCAGCGAGGCAAGCCCGCTTAGGTCCAAGGTGGTGTTGATGAAGTACGGGGATGCGCCCATATAGCGAGCGCCAGAGTCGATGTAGAACTGGATGGACATCTGGCCCAGTGCGGTTCCCCAGCCCTTCGCCCGCCAGTTGGCTGACCCGAACTGGCCGTTGCCGGTGGTCATGCCGATGTGCCCGTTGTCCGGGCCGGCTTTATCGAAGTAGACGAACCAGCCGGCCGGCAGCCTGTCGAGCGGGGTGGTTGTGTCGAGCTTGTGCCCGGCGGCTTCGGTGGCGAGTGCGGCCCGATATGCCGAGTTGCGGGAGTCCGTGAATCCGCCCGCCCGGAAGACGAGGGCGACACACTTCTGGTCCCACGTCGAACCGTCACGGTCCTGTGGGTGGGCGAGACAGTAGGCGATGAACTCGGCTGGGGTGTTTGTCATGGTCAGTGCTCCGTGACCGTCAGCGCGGCCCGCTTGGAGAGGACGGCATTAGCCGTACCCACACCAGCAGCCTGCAACTTCCACACGTGAGCCCCGGCACTAGGAGTGGACTCTGCGCTGAATGCAGCACCCAGACCAGTGGTGCCATTCGTCAGGGGTGCGTTGTACGGAACCTCCACACCGATCAGAACGCCATCGCACACGATGCGGGTATTCAGCGTCCGATCTGCACCCGAATTGCCGTTGATGAACAGCATGGTCCAGTCAGCAGAGCAAGGCCCTCCGGAGCTAACTGCGCTGACCGTGCACACATCCGTCCATGCGTCACTCAATACAAGTTCGGTCAGTCGGCGGTTCACGCCAATCCGCCCGCCCGAAGCATTCCGCCAAGCCAACGCGCCACGGGAATGCTCGACACCGTCTGACAGGACGAAGCAGTGAAGCCCGATCGGGGCCGCGAACGCATCGCGCTCGGTGGAAGTTCGGAACCAGAGCAGACCGCCCGACGTGCTCGTGAACTGGTACGACTGCGTGATGACCACGCCGCCCGAGTTCGTGGCCGTGGCAGTCGACGGGACCGTGATCGTCGCCAACTCCACAGCACCCGCGATGCCTGCAATGGACGGCTTCGCGGGGATTCCCGACGCGGCACCGGTGACGATGCCGAAGATGGGGGTAATCGTGCCGTCTGCGAAACCGTTGTAGCCGTTCTCGTTCTGCTTGAAATACAGAACATCGATGCGAGAATTCGCCGCGGGTGCATTCGCCAGCACGGGCGACTGGTCAATGCCGGCGTTGGCGATGAAGAGGGGCCCACCGCCGCGAACCGCCGCACCCTCGAATGCGGCGATATCGAGCATCATGTCGGCGCGGGCCGTGACCAGCGCGTTCGTGTGCCGGGGGAAGATGCCCGGGCGGGCGTTGCCTGCCGTGTCGCGCACGATCAGCCCGGCAAGCCCCTTGCGGAGGTCAACGGAATCAGCAACGCCGGGAGCTCCGGGGAATGCGTCAGTTAGTGCCATGTGAAACTCCAAACGGTAGAAGAGGGGAAGTCACCAGAACGCCGGCGCGGTGATCGCCTTGAGAGTGGGGGTGCCGGTGACGATGCCCAGGGAATTGAACTGAATCTCACGCATGCCAGGAACGTCGCCGACTGCAGCCGGAACCGACCAGAACTCTGAACGGCTCAGGTACCGGGACACATCCGACGGCCCGTCCATCGACACCATGCCCGTGCGCGGATTCAGGTAGATGGTCGAACCATCCGGGATCGGACGCTCGAACCGCAACGTGCGGCCCGTGGTGACCTCCGTCAGCTCGAACCCACCTGACATGCCGCCCGTGATCTCCAAGATCGAGTACGTGGGAGCCGTGCCCGGGTTGCTCACCGTGACGCGGCCAGGATCACCCGGAGTGCCGTAGCTGATCGGATACGTGATCGGAAAAGTGATGCCACCGCCCGCCGTCGGGAGGCCGGTAGATACGGAAACCGCCGGACCGTACCGAAGCGGGTCAAGAGCGTGCATGTCAATGGCGAAATCGAACGCCCGCGCCAACTTGTCCTCCCGCAGCGGGGCAGCTCGCACTGACACGATCCGGGACGTGACGCCGAGTTCGTCCTCGACTGAGACGGGAATGGTGCGCCTCGTGATGGTGGCCTGCTTGAACCGGTCCATCATCGTGAGCACGTCCGCCCACGTGTCGCCCTCGTACCAGCCGGTGAATGTGAAAGCGGCCGAGCCGCGCAGGTCGACGTCGATGCCGTGTGCACCGTCACCCTGCGCGCGCTCGTTGATGTCCGTTTTCGATTCGGCGCCGGAGTACCAGTCGCCTAGGTCGCTGAAGTAGATGCGCCCCCGGGATCTGTCCATTTCGCCGTCTTCGGCGGTGAGCCCGCCGATGGTGAATGTCGTCATCCTGCGACCGCCTTCTTGAACTCGCGCGCTATCTGGGCCGCGAGGATCCGCGGGTCCTCATTCGGTGGGGTGGTGATGTGCTGGATGACGCTCGCCCCCGAGGTGGGCGCCTGGCGGCCGCCGCGCCGACCTCCGTCAGCGAACGACTGCGCGCCGACCGGCACCAGCTGGTAACCGAACTGGTCAGCGACGTCAGCGAGAATCGCTGTGGAGCGGCCCCGCTTCGCGCCGGCGAGGGGGATGTAGGCCTCGCCGCCCGTTTCCGGCTCTGCCCAGACCCGCATTGCGCCGGCCTTTGCGATCTGAGCGACGTGGTGCTCTCCGCCGTTCGCGAAGTAGGACACCACCCCGCCGTCAGCCTGATTGAACGTCTGCCGTGGGATGCCGCCGATGGTTCCCGAGTCGATCGCATACGACGTTGCGACGTTCCGGGGGATGCTATCCAACAGGCGCTTGTACGCCGCGGCCTTTTCCGTCGCCGCCTGAGTGTCGGCGTAGGCCGTGAACTCAGCCTTGGTAGGGATGTGCAGGATCTTGTCGCTGAGGTCCTGTGCCGCCTCGCCCGTGATGCCAAGGTCGGCAATCCGCTGGTCGATCTGTGCCTTGCTGGCTTCCAGTGATGCCCGGTAATCGCCGTACGACCCACCAGAGTCCACAACAGCCTGACCGGCCGCGCTTGCAGCAGCAGCGATCGCGTCGAGTGCGGCTTGGTTCTCCCGGCCCTTCTCAGTCGTCAGGTCGAGGTCGGTCCCGAACTCGTTGAGCGAAGGTCCGTTCTCCTTCAGTGCCGCGTCGAAGTCGTCGTAGGCTGATTCGAGCTGGCGCGCAGCTTCCCGAGCGTCGAGGTTCTTCCCGTTGAGTTCGTCGAGCTCGGCGGCCAAGTCCACGACCGAGGTAATGACAGCGTCCACGGACTCTGTGACTGCATCGTAGGATTCACCGACGCCAGCGTTCCCGTCGATAGTTTCGCCGTCAACGCCCTGCTTCTGCTCGGCGAGACGGATCGCCTCCTCGATGGATTCGTTCTCACCAGTCACTCCGTCGCGCACCTGGATGAGGGCGAGGGCGAAGTCTGATGCGCTCAGGCCTGAGTTCTCGATCGCTTTCTTGTACCGCTTGGAACCGATCTCTCCGACGTCGAGTTCTTCCTGCAGGCTCTTGAGCGCACCGACGTTTCCGGTTGCCGCATCGGTCACCAGGTCGAGGCCGATGCCCAGCTTCTCGGCGGCGTCGTAGGTCGAGTCAGACTTGAGCCACAGGAAACTCTCTTCGGCGGCGAGGTTGGCCTTGGCCATGTCGCGCGTGCTCGAAGTGATCTTCTTGCTGACGGTGTCGAGGGTGTCGCCGTAGGCCTGCGTCTTTGCCGCAGCGTCCGCATTCGCCCCACCAACTGCTGCGAGGACCAGAAGAATCGCTGTCAGTGCGAGACCGATGACGCCGCCGGCGATGGCGGTGCCCTTCATGGTTGTGTTCAGGGTGGTCAATGCAGCGCGGAACGCCACGATCTTCGGGACCGCGAGTAGGAATGTCCCCCCGAGCAGCAGGGCTGCGCCGGTGCCGATACCAAGCCACAGGACGGTGCCCTGCACCCCCTCGTCGAGGTTGCCGTACCAGTCGACGAGTCCGGAAAGGATCTGCACCATCTCGCGCAAAGCCTCGTTCGCCAGGGAGCCGGTCTTGATGAGTGCGGTGTCCATCGATCCGCCGAGGCGTTCGATGTCCCCGGTGAGATTGTCCGTGGCGATTCGTGCCTGTTCGGCGGCGTAGCCCTGATCGTCGACGTTCTCGGTCCACTCCTCGACGCCCTTGGCCCCGGAGGCGTAGAGGATGCCTGCAGCGGATGCCGCTTCAGCGCCGAAGATGGCGCCGAGGGCAGCGGAGCGGGTCTGTTCGTCGAGGCCCCCGAGTCCGGTCTTCAGCTCCTCGGCGACGCCGGCCATGCCGATGAACTTGCCCTGTGCGTCGAAAACGTTGATGCCGTACTGCTTCATCACCTCGGCGCCCTTGGCGACCGGGGCCGTCAGGGAAGATATGACCGAGCGCAGACCGGTGCCTGCCTTCTCGCCGAGCAGGCCATTTGAGGCCAACAGTGCGAGGGTCCCGACGGTGTCCTCGAGGGGGATGTTCAGGCGGGCGAAGGTAACGCCGACGTAGTCGAGGCCGAGCGCGAGGTCATCGACGGAACCCTGAGCTTTGCCCGCGCCCGCAGCGAGCAGGTCGGCGACATGCCCGGCCTGGTCACCCTTGAGCTTGAACACGGTCAGGGTGGTCGCGGCGATCTCCGCCGCCCGGGCCACGCCGAGCTGACCTGCAGCGGCGAGGGCGAGGGAACCGACGAGCGCCCCGCCGAGAATGTCGGACGTTGCCAGTCCAGCTTTGGCAAGTTCCACCTGGGCGTTGGCCGCTTCAGTGGCCGAGAACACCGAGGATGCGCCCGCTTCAAGGGCTGATTCGCCCAGTGCCTTCTGGTCCTCAGCAGACGCCATGGACGCAGCGCCGACCTGTGACATTGCCTGCCCGAATTCGGCGTACTTCTTGACTGAGATGCCAGCCATAGCGACGACAGCCGCGCCAATGCCGACCGCTGCAACACCGATGGTCTGGGCGGCATCGTCAGACTTCCGCTTCAGATCCTCGACGGACTCTGAGGTTTTCTTGACCTTGGGTGCTGCGGTGTCGGCTTCGTCACCGAGCTTCTTCGTGGCCTTGCCGGCGTCCTCGACGGGTGCTTTCGCATCCTTCGCAGCCTTGCCGGTCTTGTCGAGTGCCTCCCCGGTCGGGGCGACCTTCTTTGCGGTCCTCTCGGCAGACTCACCGAGGGCCTTTACAGCGTCATCCGCTGACCTCGCGTCTTTCTTGAAGACCTCCGAGCCGATCATCTGGATGCGGAAGCCGAGTGCGCCTGCTTCGAACATGCGCCATCACCTCTTTCTGTAGCCATGACGCCGTGTCGGCGTCGATGAGGCGGTGGATGGCGGAACGGACGTAATGCCACGTCCTCGTGTCGAGGGCGCGGTCGAGGTCCGTGATGAGGCCGTGCTGTGCGAGATCGAGTTCGACCTCACCGAAAAGCTGCGGGAGCACAAGGCCCCACAGTTCGACGCCGGTTACGCTGCGGGCTTGCCCGTCTTCGGCTTGCGTGGCTGTGAGCGCTTCGCGGCCGGCAGCTTGTCGAGCGTCGTAGTAGCCCTGCCGGTAGGCGGGGTAGGTGCCAGTTTCGGGATCAGGCTCTCCAAGACCCCACTGGGCGCGGTCTGCGTTGGAGAGATCCCCAAAGCCAGGATCAGGAGCTCGAGTGCTTTTTTTGCCCCGGCGAGACCTTCACCTGCGTTCAGGTAGGCGTTGACGCCGTCCATGCCGAGGACCGTCTGCCAGTAGAAGGCTGCGAGGAGCACCGACTCGCCCTCGTGGAGGGTGAGTTCGTCGCGTACCCGGTCGTACATGCCGGGTCCGGCGGCTTCGGCGAGGGCATCGTCCATGCTCATGGGGCTGATCGCACCCATGGCGATGTTTAGGAACGTGGCCGTGAGCGCCTGGCCGCGGCGGCCAGCGAGCGGGACGATGATGAACGGCTCTTCGAGGCCGTCGATGTTCAGCACGAGGTTACGGCCGACGAGGTTTGCGGTGGTCATGATGATGTCTCCCTGCAGAGGTTGGGTAATGAGGTGGTGCCCGGCGGCCAGCGTGGGCCGACCGCCGGGTGGGTGGTGCTACGCGCCGCGGACGTACGGGAAGCTGGCGCTGGCCCCGACCGCGTTGGTGAGGATGAGCGGCGCCGACCCTGCAGCGCCCGCGGGCACCTCAAGCACGACGATGTTCGGCTCGTTCGGGATCTGGCTGATCGACGTGACCGCGACACCGCCGATGGTCGCTGCGGTGATCGCACCCACGTTGTAGCCGCGGACGTAGATGTTCGCCGAGGCGACGGCCCCGCTGGGCAGCGCGGAGTCGAGCACCGGGACGCCCGTGCCGGCAATCGGGGAGGGGATCTCCACGACCGGCCCGTCATTGGTGAGGGTGAACGCCCACACGAACTTGTCCTTGAACCCGGTCGTGGACTTCACCGCGGTCACCGAGTAGGAACCCTCGAGGGCGATCAGGTTCTCGTCCTTCGCGTCGAAGGTCTGCGCGGACACCTTGTTCGCGGCACCGGTGGAGCGGGCGATCTTGAGCAGGGCCACGAGCCACGGCTGCGCGATGCGACCCAGGTTGTCGCGGATGCCTTCAGCGGTGAACGTGATGACCTGGTTGTAGCCGATGACCGAGACTGAGTCGGTGCCCTTCAGCCCGTAGGCCTCGCGGGCGACGGTGATGGGGGCTGGCGTGTTGACGAGGGCGTTGATGTCGCCAGCAACGTTTTCGAAGGACCCGGACCGCTTGATGCGGAGGATCTCTTCATGGGCGAGTGCGATGGTGCCAGCGGTGGGCACCTCGGCGTCAAAAATGGTTGTGGGCATGTGTTGTCTCCAATTGGGGGTGGTGTCGGGCGCGCCGACGAACCCCACGGGCGTGGGGAGTGTGAGGGGGTGGGTTACTGCGGGCGGCGGCCCTGGAACGTGAACGTCTGGAAGGTGCCGCACCGCCCGGAAGTGTCGGCGGTGACGAGCAGTTCCGAGACGAGTTCAACCCAGGCGACGTGCTCGCCGGCGGGGATGTTCGCCTTCTGGTCGAGCGCCTTCGTGATGGCCCCGGCAAGGTTCTCGGCGGCGATGGTGTTGCCCTTGATCCGGGAGTACACCTGCACGCGGTAGAGCATGTTGGCGCGGCCGTCCGGGTCGGGCTTCAGCCAGGTGAGCACGATGCAGTTGTCCGACCCGGTGGCGGTGGGGGTGGTGGGCCCGTTCGTGTAAATGCCGCGCTCGGTGGCCAGGTACACGCTGCCGTCTGACCGGTACGCGCCAAGACCCTGATCTTCGAGGTACTGGGCGAGCACCCGCTTGAACGTGACCGCATAGGATTCGGGGTCAGCCACGCTTCACCCCCGCGGCTACGATCGCGATCAGTTCGGCCTTGTTCTCCCGGGCAGGGTCGACGAGGTAGTGCGACTTCCGGCCGTTCTGGAAGTTCGAGTCGCCCATATAGTGACGGCCGAGGTTGTCGACGAGTTCCTGGTCCTCGTGCCAGCGCGCCGCATAGGGGGTGTCGTAGGTGACGAGGCTGTCGTCACCGACCGCAGCAGCGGGGACGACGGTGCCGGATGCGATCAGGGTGCCGCCACTGTTGCTGTCGAGGGGTGCTTCGGCGGCGGAGAGCGCGAGGAGGCGTTCAGCCGCGAGGTTCTGCCCCTTGACCGCGCCGAGCAGGATCTCCGCGATCGCCCCGTCCATGCCGCGGGCGATGTTGATGGTGGCGCGCATGCTTGTCGCCATGGTGACCTCCTACAGGTAGAGCTCGACGTGCGACGGGGTGCGCGGGTAGTCGAAGAACGCGGAGTCGATGACCTCGGCCTGACGCTCTCGCGCGGTGCCCTTGAACACGGTGATGAGGGAGCCGGGCAGCACGTCGTCATCGGTGAGGATGACGAGGAACGCGCTCGAGGTGACCTCCTGGCCTGCGGTCGGCGAGGTGGAGCGTCGGTCGACGATGAGCTTCGCCTTCTGCTCCACGTACGCGGGCCGCGTCAGGTCAGGAGCGGCCCACGTTGCCCCCTCTGCGCCCTCGCCGGTGAGCCGGGTGATGTCGATGCGGTGGGGAAGGTGTCGGGCGCGCAGGCGGGCCATGGGCGTCTCCTACCGGTGGTTGATGAGCGAGGACCGGATGCCCGCGTTCGTGAGGATGTCGACGGCCTTCTCACCGATGCGCTTGGTCAGTTTCTCCAGCACGGATTCGTTAGCCGCCGACGATGATGTGGTGCCGAGCGACACGGAGCCGATCTTCACCGCCCCCTGCTGGGATTCGGCGCCGGTGGGGTCATCCGTGATTTCCCAGTGCTCGACGATGGCGCACGTGGCTTCGGTGAACGCGTCGGAGACGTCGGCATCCGTGGGGTAGCCGTCCACGTCCGTGGTGTAGACCGCTAGGCGGGTGAGCTTCTCGACCTCGATGGATGCGGAGCGGAGCCGCTTGCCGAGCTTGCCGGCGTCACCCTCGAAAGGGTCCTCGGCGACGGCCGCGTAGTTGATGGCCGTGGCGTAGACGCGCTGGGCCATGGTCAGGACTTCCGGCCGCGCCCGGCGGGGTGGTTGCGCCTGACCCCAGCCGACTCCTGCTCGATGTTGTCGCCCTCGACGGCCAGGGGCAGTGCGCCCGGGGTGCCGTCGACTTCAACGTTGAACACTTCCTCGACCTCGTAGCCGTGCATGAGGTAGGCGTCGCGCAAGTTGGGGTCTTCGGTCAGGTCGACCTCGGCGTACCCGTCACGGAAGACGACACCGCCGATCCGGTCGGTGAACGTGCCCTGCTGCGGGTTCGGGTGCTTGATGCGCGCCATGGTCAGGCCTCCTCGTAGGTCGCAGCGAAGATGTCCGGCTTGCACGGGTAGAACTCGCCCTGGACGCCCTTGATGATGAAGTCGTTCAGGCTCGCCGTAATCGGACCCTCAAGCGTTTCGATGATGATCTTGCGACCGACCGGGGTGAACGTGCACACCCCACCGTGACTGCGAATCCACGCGAGAGTCGATGCAGCACCCTGCACGTCGCAGTTGGTCCATTGCATGGCCTCGATGACGACGGGCTTCTTGCGGTACTTCGGTGCCACGGTGGACCTCCTGGGTTGAGTGTGGGGTTGTCGCTCCCGCAGGGTTCGAACCTGCGACATCGCGGTTATGGGCCGCGCGCTCTGCCGACTGAGCTAGAGAGCGGGGGTGCCGGCCCCGAAGCGGTGGAAGACGCCTCGGGACCAGCGGGTGCGGACTACTCCGCGGGGACCACGACGAGCTTTGCGAGCACGTCGGGCTTGTTCTTCGCGTCGCCCAGGTCGATGTCCTTGCTCACGGCGTAGGCCTTGAGCTGGGCGGCGGTCCATTCGAGCGACGGCTCACCCTCGGGGATGACGACAGCCTCTGCCGCGCCCTCCTCGATGGTGTAGCCCTGACGGCCGAAGTACGCGAGCGCAGCCTCGTCCTTCGTTTCGCCGACGCCATCTGTGAAGACGACCCCGACGACCTTGCCGTTGAACCCCTTGACGGGGGTAGTGATGGTTGCCATGTGTCCTCCTACTGGACCTTGATGTTGCGCCACACGGCGGCGGCCTTGGTTGCCTTCAGCGCGACACCGATCGGGCCGAGCTCGACCTCTCCGCGCTTGACCGCACCGGCGGTCGTGAAGTCGGGCAGCCACACGGAGGCGATGGAGCCGCCGATGGTGGAGATGCCGTGGAAGCCGTCGAGGCCGACACGGTAGGCGTACAGGTCGGTCAGGCCGGTCTGTGCGACGGTGGCGACGGTGGCCGCACGGATGGGGATGATGGGGCTGGAGGTGCCAGCCTTGTCACCTGCGTCAGCGAAGATGATGTCGCCGTACGACTCGCGAACGACCGGGCGGCCGTTCGCGTTGAGGAGCCCCTCGATGGGGTTCTTCGTGTACTGGCCGGCGCGACGGGCCGCAGCACGCACGCGCGCCAGAACCTTCGCATTGCCGATGATGACCGAGGGGGCACCATCGAGCAGGGCCAGGAATTCGTCGATGTCGTCGAGCGCCTTGTGCTCGGCCCGGGCGTTCGTGTCGAAGTCCGTCCAGTTCGTGACCAGTGCCGACCGGAACTCGGTGGAGGATCCCACGAGCGCCTTGTCGAGGCCATCGAAGCCGTTGGCGTCGGTCGCCGTGTCGCCGTTGATGACGAGGTCGGCGAACTTGGCATTCGTCGACTTCACCTTCTGGGCGATGTTCAGCGTGATGCTGCCGGATGCCGCGGCACCGAGCTTCGCAACCACGCGGTCGACGCCGAACGAGCCACCCATGACAGCGAGGCTCGTGACGTACGGTGTGGTGGTCACGTTCTGGTCGGTGTACTCGCTGTTGATCGCGCGAGTGTCGGCGGTCGCCTGGGTGATCAGACGCCGGTAGCCGTAGGCGAGGGTGTCGCCGCCGCCGGCCGGGTTCACGACGTCGTCGAAGATCAGCGAGTCGGGGATGACACCGGTCTTGCGGAACTCGTCGATCACCGACAGGTCGAGGTCAGTGGAGGCGTTGTTCTTGCCCTCAGCAAGGGAAATAGCCATGGTGGCTCCTTAGTAGTTCGGTTACCCGCCGAGCGCTGTTTTCACAGCGGCTTCGAGGGAGGTTGGCGTTGCGGATGGGTGGCCGCCCTGGTGTCCGCCGCCACTCGAGGCGGGGAGTGCAGGTCCGGACCGAAACGCCGAGTTCTTCTCGAGCGCGTCTGTGATCGCTTGGTTCACGGCGGCCTGATCATTCAGGTCGACGGCGGCGAAAGTCTTAGTGAAGCTGGAGGAGTCCAGCAGGAGATCCGCGTTGGCGCCCAGCTTGGGGGCGGCGAGGATCAGGCGGTTCGTGCGGGCGAGTTCGTCCCGGGCCGAGGCGGCAGCGTCACGCTCGGCGTTGGCGGTGGCGAGGGATGCGGCGGCCGTCTCGGATGCGATGCGGTAGCCCTTGGCTTCCTCACGCAGTTCGCGCACGTACTTGTCGGGGTCGCCGTTGTAGTTCACCGGAGCAGGTGCAGCCGGCGCCGGGGTTGCAGGCGGTGCGACAGGTGTGGGCGGGGCCGCGACGGGTGCTGGGGCTGCAACCGGGGGAGCGGCGGGCGGCGGGGTGTTGCCACCCTCGCCCTCGCCGAAGCGGATGCCGCGCAGGTCGTGGAGTGTGCGGCCGATGATGGCCATGCCGTCGCTGTTGCGGGCGGCGGGGTGTGCGAGGTGCTTGAACATGCGGTGAGCCTCCAGCTCGTGGGGTGCTGGCCTCTGCCAGCGGTACGCCCGGCCCTGCGCCGGTCGTTGATCCCCACCCCGCCCTGTACAGGCAGAGCGGGGTGGGTGTGTGGGTGGCGAGCGCGCCAGGCGGAACTTCTGTCGTTTGACGTCGATATGGTGATCGACATGAGCCAATCCATCGAATCCCTGCACGCCATGAGCGATGCAGAAGTTATTGCCGAGCACGATGCCGTCGCGAAGAGCACATCCGTGGGAACGGCTTACTGGATGGATGAGCTGGAGCGCCGTTCGCGAGATCGTTCGACAGCCGCAAGCAACCGCCTCGCAACCGCCTCGTTCTGGCTATCAATCGTGAGCACCGTGATTGCCGTTGTTGCAGTGGCGGTGTCTCTCTCCCGCGGCTGAGGTCCGGTGGGGATTTGGTCAACTCAGCGGATGCGGGCTACTTGCCCTGGGCGAAGTGCAGCTGCTCGCGGAACGATGCCCGCGGGCGGCCAGTGGCGGCGAGGTGCTCGCGTATCTGGCCCTGCTTGGCCTTGATCTTCGCGGTGGCCTTCGCTCGAGCTGCGGCATCCGGGGCGATCGACTGGGCGCGCTTGGCAGCGCGAATGTCACGCTCGATGGAGCGCTGCATCTCGCGGTCTGCTTCGGCCTGCGCGCTGTACTCCTGCCCTGCCTGGGGGATGCTGAGCCCAGGGAGGTACGCGGTGGCCTTGTGCCTGCAGTTGGGGTGCATTAGTCCGGCGCTGCGGGCAGCGTCGAGGGTCGCAGCGATCGTCACGATGACGCGTTCGTCTTTCGTGGCGTGCTGCACCTCGACGTCGTCCCTGGTGCCGTCCGTGGATAGGATCTTCCCCACCCACGGGGCACACTTCGAACAGGAGTCGAGGCCGCCCTGCACGGTGACCAGGTTCACGCCCTGCTGCTGCATGCGCCACACGCCGGCGTCGTTGAATACCCGGTTCACGGCGGTGCGCCCGGCCATCTCGGCGTAGGAGCCGATGCGCCAGTTGCGGCCCGCCTTGTCGGTGAACCCGGTGATGCCCTCGGCGAGGAACTGCTGCACGCTGGCCTGCTGCATGCGCAAGCTCGTCGTCGCCCCGAGGAGAGTGTTCGTCGCCGTGAACGAGATGATGCGCTGGTAGGCGTCCTGTGGGTAGCGGGCGATCCTCAGCGCCATGGCCTCCAGCCGTGAGGTGAGGTCCATGGTCAGCATCGTCGACGCCTGCGAGGAGGTGCCGCTGATCGCTGACGTGGCGGGCAGCCAAGTGGCCATGCCCAGCCGGGCAGCGGCGGCCGCCTCGCCCTCCTGCCAGGCGAGCGTGATGACGTCGAGCGCCATCTGCTTCGTCTTCAGCTTCCCCGCCATCTGCGCCGCCAGGTACTGCAGGTCGCGGATCGTCTGCGCCCGGTGCGCGGCGAGTTCTGCGAGGGCACGGTTCCGGGCGATCGAGCGGGACAATAGCCCGCCCATGTGATCGCTCATCGTCGTGGTGCGCACGATCTCCTGCAGCTCCAAGTCCCGGTACGCGCGGACGGCGACCTGACGGATCAGTTCGTCTTCCGCCCCCGCGAACCGGGCAGCGAGTTCGGCGCCCATCTCCTCAATGAGGTCGTTCGCGGGGAGGCCGGCCGAGTCGGGCAGATACTGCGGGGACATGAGCTACCCCCTACGGTGTCGGCTCTTCCTGGTCGGGCGGGTTGATCGGCTCGAACCCGGTGAACGTTGCCGGGTCAGGGACCGTCCCGCGGTCCGTGCGGATCCGTTCTGTCTCCTCGTCGACCTGGGCGTCAGTCCAGTCCGCGTTCGCCAGCTCCACCTTGCGGCGAGTGGACGCAGCACCAGCAGCATCGAGTAGCTGGATGGTGCGGGCGAGCTTCTCCGGGTCGATCTGCGACACGTCAGGGAAGACCACTGTGGGCCTCTCGAAGTATCCGCCACCCTTCCCAGGGAAGAGGATGCCGTCGAGCTCCAGTGCCACTGCTGACTGTTCAGCGATCGCAACCTTGTCGTACAGGGTCTTCTTGGCCCGGGTGCGCTCAGACGCCTTGTCGCGATCGTTGACCTCGGTAGCTGTCTGCGCAGACCCCGACGAGTAGTCACCCCATGCGGACTGGGAGAACCCAGACGCGCGGAGGATCTCACGGTAGAGGGCGAACGCTGTGGCCTCGTGCTCGTCGACACGGATGTCGAACTGCACCTTCTCCATGGCCAGCTTGCCGACCTCGCCCGGCATGTTCAGCCCGGCGAATGCCTCTTGACCCATGTCGAACGAACCACCAGCGCCGATGCCGTTGGACTGCAGCGCCGCATCGGGGACGAGAATCTTGCCGCCGCCGAGCTTCAGGTCGCGCATCCACGACGACATGCACTCGTCGAGCGCGTCGAACAGGGGGTGCAGGCCTGCGTAGTCGGAACGGCCAGCGAATGCCAGCTCGCCCTTCTTCCGCCACGACCTGGTTGGCATGTTCAGGTTGTACGACGCGGTGAGCCCAGTGATGCCCGTGAGGATAGCCGAGTCACCGTCGACCATCTTGGCGAGGTACGCCGTCTCGGGTCGCTCCTCGAGAGGGATGCGCCGGCCGACGTTGTCCGCGGTGCCCTGATACAGGGCGTGCTCGATCCTGCCGGGCTCGTGCCGCTCCAGGTGACGCCAGAACACGCTCCCGGACTGGTACTCCGTCCACATGGTGCAGGCGATCAGCTTCCCCTTGCGGAACTCGGGGACGACCACGTCGACCGCAGTGCATTCGAGCCACACGTGGTCGGCGACGTCGGTATCCCACGCTGAGGTGATGACCGTGGCCCCGAGCGCTGACTTCAGCTCACCCATGGTGTTGAACATGGCGTGTGCTGCGTCGCTGTTCGCGATCAGGTCGAGGCGCTGCTGCTCCTTCGACGGGCCCGCCACCAGTATTGACGCGGACGCCCCGGAGACCTCGGCGACAGCGAGCTGCACCTCAGGCGGTTCCGAGAACAGCAGGTCAGACGACAAGGTCGACAGGTCAGCGGCCGCGGGAATGTGCAGGCGCGTCCGGGTCTGGCCCGCAGGCACCGGCCGGCCCCAGAACATGCGCGACGCAGTGCCGACGATGCCGCCCCGCATCGGGGTGCCGCGGCGGGAGTAGTCGCCTTGCTCGGCACGCCGGTAGATCTTCTCCAGCGCGTCAGTGTCGCCCAGATACCACGCCTCGTTCTCCGCGTACGCACGGTACGCGAGATCCCAAGGTGCGGGGGGCCATGCGGTGTTGGCTGCAGGAAGCGCCATGATGCCTCCTATGCGGCGTGGGTTGTGACTTGGTGGTGCCAAATGTTTTTGGTCGAATGGACGATGTAGCGGGATCCGTCGAGGTAGTGGTCGTCTTCCTTGACCACTTCGTCTTCGCCCTTGTTCGTGGCCTTCTCGGACCAGCGGTATTCGGTGACTTCGTTCTGCCAGCCCGGGCACCGGTCGGTGACGAGCAGCTGGTCGTTGTCGAGGGCGTTGCCGATGGTGGCGATGCCGGCGAGGACACTGTTGTCAGCGGCCCAGGGTGCAAGTCCCTGACCTTGGAGGTCGTTGTGCAGCTGCACCCGGAAGGATGCGGCAGCCGGGTCGAGCATGATGAACCGCGGCCGGAGAGTCGACGGGTAAGGGGTGTGCGCCTTCGGCAGCCAGGCGCGAAAGCGGCGCGACAGGTCCGCGTCCGTGAGGCGCTGGCCGGTCTGCTTCGAGTCGTAGCCCCACTCGTCCATGAGCACCAGCCGCGGCTTCTGCTCAGCGGTGAGGCCGAGCATCAGCGCCGTGGTGGCGTTCGTGGTTCCGTAGTCCATGCCGATGCCGAGGATGTCCTGCATGGGCGGCATCAGGTCGAAGGGGATGCTGTGGCGTTTCGGGTCCCACATTGGGTAGACAGCGCCGGCGGCGTTCGTCCACTCGCCCTTGATCATCCGGTCGAAGAACACTCCGGAGAACGAGGCGCGCATGTCGGCCTTGTACTCCTCGGACAGGTTTGGGTTATCGTCCATCGTGAAGTGGAACGACACGAGGTTCTTCGTGGCCGCCTCAAGGATCCACTTTTTGCGGATCCAATGGTTCATGCTGGCCGGGTTCATGGTGGCGAGGAGTCGGGCGCCGTCGACACGGAGCCGGCTGATCAGCATGTTCCAGAATTCCTCGGGCAGCAGCGCCGCCTCATCGACGTAGGCGAGAGCCACAGTGGCACCCTGGATGCGTCCGACCGCCTTGGCGTCCTTCGCACCGATGAGCAGCACCTCGCGGCCCAGGATCGTCGCCGACGTCGCGCCCGGGGTGTAGATGACCTGGTTGGCGATGACCGATCCGAAGATGGCCGTGTTCTGAAACAGCACGAACACGTTCTGGTAGATCGTCTGCAGTGACCCACCCACGATGATGATGATGCCGTTTCGCGGGGCCACGACGATCGCCAGCAGGAACGCGAACAGGGACGCTACCGTTTTGCCCGCCGACACCGACCCGAACCAGAGCGCCAACTTCCGGTCCATCGCATCCACGATGGAGAGGATCTGAGCCTTCGACACCAGCCGTTCAATGTCACTCAGGTTCACTGGGCGTCTCGGAACGGTACTTCTCCGCGGCAGCCTTGAAACCGTCCGCGATCTGGTCGAGCACACCGACCGCCTGCTCGAGGCCGCCGTTGTCCTTCTCGACGATGCGGGTGAGCTTGTCGAACGTGATCCCGGCCGTGACGACGATGGAGCGCTTCACCTCGACAGGAGCCGAGGTCAGCGTGTGTTCCTCGTACGTGTTGTCCTTGCCGCCGAAATTGTAGACCAGGTACTCGTCATCGATCTGGTCGAGCATCGTCTCCGAAGCGGAGAGCATCTTCTCAGCGAGGCGGATGCGTGCAGCAGCGAGGTCGATCGTGTGAGCCTTCACGGCTGCCTCGGTCGCGGAGCGGTCGAATTCGAGCCCGGCGGCCTTCGCCCAGCGTGTGATGGTCGCGGGATCAAGGTCGAGCTGCCGGGCGATCTCGTTACGGGACAGACCCGAAACGAACAGCGACCGAGCCAGAGCGCGTGTTTGATCGTTCATTGGTGAACGCGGCACAGGTCATCACCTCGGTTCGCCACCTCTTGTGGCTGCGGGAGAGGCGTAGAGCCTCGGATGTCAGTGGGTACTGGGAAGATGTGATCGGCTCCGTGCGCTGTGCTCGGGTGCCTGCTGAAGGGTGAACTGAATGCTGTATCTCGTCATGCCGAATCGTCGGATGAAGTGGACCGCCAATGTCGGGCAGAACGTCCTGGACCTCGCTGGCACAAACGGGAAGGACCTAGGGCTGCTCGACTGGTGGGAGGACGCTGACAGCAGTGCGGACGACAAGGTTGTCCGTGTGGCGCTGAGGTACGGAATCGCAAGCAGCGTTGGGGTCATCCTTGATGCGGGGCATGTCGTGCAGGTTCGGCGCCCCTCGGAGATGCGGGAGCTCTTTCGAGAGAGCGAGGCCGTGCGCACGAAGGCTTCCCCACAGATGGAAGCAGTGGACCAGTTCATTGAGGAGAACATGTCTCCCGGGTGGATTCAGGCCGGCGTCGAACTCAACGAGCGCGTCGCGGAGAGCATGAAGCAGTCACTGGCTGAGGCGATGGCCGACGCGGATGCGGAGATCTCAGCTCGCGAGCCAATCGACGCTCTGGTGGCTCACTGGGTGTCACTCGGTGGAGCCGTGCCGGATCCCCTGTGATCATGGATCGCTGAGCTACGGGTGCGGTTCCGCACAGGTACGCCTCGTCCGGAAAGGTGCGGCACATCCTGGAACGTTCTTTTCCCGAGGATTGCTTGGGCTAGGCCGCTGAGTGCCTGTTGCTCGTTTCTCGCGCGGTGAGCTACCGCCCCAGAGCTTCCCAACCCTGCAAGCCTCGTTAATGCAGAAAGCCCCGGACCGGTGAGGGTCCGGGGCTCCTTCCACAAAGCAAAAGGCACTCGCCGTGGGGGACGGGGAATGCCTGTAAGGCACAGCCTAGTGCCAAGGGGTGACATCGTGTGAACTATTCTTGCGGCGAGTTGCCGCCGTTCTTGCGGTTCGGGTTAGCCAGGATGCGGGCGCGGAACTCGGTCATCAGGTCAGCGTGGTCGATGACGACAACCCCAGCGACCTCCCGGCACCGGAGGCCGTCGCGCAGCCAACGCTTGACCGTCCGGGTGCTGCGGTTCACCCGGAGGGCGGCGGCCTTGATCGTGTAGTTCGCCTGGTTGACGATCTGCGTCATGCCACCTCCGCGATCGCCTCGAGGTACCTGGCGAACGCCTTGGTGTCCGGCTCGACGACGTGCATGCAGCGGCCGCACATCACGGCCACGTCCTCGTTGAGCAGGTCCGGGGGCTTCACGAATATCTCGTGCTCCCCGCACACCGGGCACTCCCGCTTGTCCGCTTTGCGGATGGGCCGAGCTTCGACGCCGTACATGCTGCAGAGCGACCTCACCCCGCGGGCATCCTCGTGGCCGATCACGATGTCATCGTGAAAGGCCGCCGCCGAGGTGCTGGCCGCGATGACCTCGAGGCGGTCGAGCAGCCAGTCGCCCAACCAGGACGCGTACAGGTGCGCGGCTTCCACCGACACGGGCTTAGACCCTTGCACCTCCCTGCCGTTCGCCCACGAGGGGACTACGACCGGATCGACGTGCAGCTCGTCGGCGAACACGTCACACCAGGACCGCAGCTTGGCGAACAGCGCATCGGACGCGTCGAGCGGGCCCAGGTTGAGCGGCGCCGGCGCTTCACCTCCACCACCGGACACTCTCTCGGAGTAGTCGGCGGCACCGAGGCTGAACAGTTGCGCCCGCATGTTGGCCATGAGGTCGGGCACGAGCTTGAGCGCCCCTGTGAGCCGGTAGAAGCACGAGTTGCACAGATGCCCGTGTTTCGCAGGCTTGGGGCGTGCTGCCTCATCCTCGTCGGCGGGGGGCCATGTGCAGCCTCTCGCGCAAGGGGGCATTTCCTCGGGGTCGATCATTGGTTGCTCCCGTCATCGCTGTACATGGGTTGTGCGGTGTAGTGCTCGGACTGGCGTGCGAGGTCTGCCCGGTGCTCGGCGGCGAGGTCGGGCGGCGGCATGAGGGTTTCGAGCACCCAGAATGCGCTCATGTCGCAGTCGTCGTCGCAGTCGTCCAATCCTTCGCGGGCGGAATCCGCGACCGTCTTGATCACCGCGAGGGCCGCGCCGAGGTCAGCCGTGAGCCGGTGCTGCGCCGCGAGCAGATCCGCGTTGACGGCCCGGGATGCATCCCGCTCGGCGATTGCCCTGGCGAGATCCGTCGTGCACACCTCGTGGTCGTCGACGATGCCGGGCCGCGCATCCCATCCCGCGCCGAAACTGGTGGCCGCCATCGCCATCTGCACCGGGGTCAACAGCCCCGACCAGTCTTCGATCCTCGCCGCGATTGCGGCCTCACGTGTGATTGTCATGCTTTCCTCTCTGAAAATTTGGTGGTCATGCTTGAGGGCGGCGGCCACGTAGACATACGCGCCGCCGACCCTGCGCAGGGATGATGCGGCCGCCGTGATAGTCGGCCAGGTGGGGACGGTCGTCACGCGACCACCACCGATAGAGTGCGGGGATGACCAACTTGAAGATCGTCGAACCCAGTACCGTTCCTGCTGCGGGCATCGTTGACGGGGCACCTCACGCCATCGTCGTCGACTACAGCCATATCGAGACCGCTGCGGCGACAGCTAGGCGCGCATACGAGGGAGCGTCTGACTCGGCGTCGGCGATTCGCGAACTTTCTGACTCGGTGTTCGCGCTGTCGGGGATATTGGCGGAGATCGTCGCCGGCCTCCACAATCGCGAGATCGCCGTCATTAACTACCCGGTTGAGGGCGCCCACCTCGACTAGCCCTCTCACCGGTCGGCACCGAGCGCCGTGAAACTGATGTCGTAACCGCCCCATGGGGAGTAACCGGGCACGTGCCGACTGCCGGGGTATTCGCGTTCGGTGATGACCGGAGCACCCGGAACCATCCACGCTTTCGGATAGTCGACGGCGGTCAGCAGCCGCGGGAACTGATTGTTGCGGTCGCTCGCGGTGTTCGGCGACTGAACAACGGGCAGGTCGCGCCACCCGGGCCAGGCGTGGTCATGCCACTCCTCGACCGCGGGCGACTCGTCCTCACGGATCGTCGACACCCAACCGCACTCGCACACGGCGCGCACCACCCGGGAGCTGACGCACGAGCACGAAATCCGGTAGTGCGCCTCGCAGCCCAGCGCCGCCGCGAACACCGACATGCCGTGATTCGGGGTCGCGCCCAGCCCCTGCCATGTGCCGCTTCGCCACATGTGCGACAGCGCCAGGCAGTTGAAGTTTCCGAAGTCAGCCCGGTATCGCTCGAAAGCTTCGTTGAGCTGGTCGATGCCGAACGCCTCCACCGTGAAGTGCAGCGGGGCGGCCCCGGCATACGCGGGCTTCTCGATCAGATCATCGAAGTCCCACCCGAGTTGGCCGCTCATTCGTAGGTCACCTTCTGATGCCGCGGGGTCACGTCGTGGTCCTGCTGCGCCCGCCAGTACGCTGTCTGCCGTGCTCGCCGCACCGCCTGGCAAGACGGCCCGCCGGCTTCCGCGTTCGGGCAGTCTTCCTTGCACCCCTTGTCGGCCCCGTAGCGGGTGCCGTGTTTGATCGGCTTAGCGATACGGCCACCAGGACGCGCCCGAGACTTGCGCGGCTTCGGCGCCGCTTTCACCTTCACGGGTCGCACCGCCTTCTCCTTCGCCGTCTCCGCGACCAGCCGGGCCACTTTCGGCTTCGCATAGCTGGCCTTCTCCGTCGTCGCCGTGCCGTTGTCGACCGCCCGCATGTACTCCCAGTCACCGGCGTACCGGGTCTTAGCTTCCGTGCACGTCATCAGCGGCGTGTGGTGGTGCGCGCAGTTGGCCCCGCGGCATCCTTCGTCGTAGCCGGTGGGGGTTCCGTGGGGGGTCATGAGGCGATCCCTTCGAGGTCGAATGACTGCTGCGAGTCGAGCATCGGGTCGATTAGCTCGCGGTTTGACCAGAGCACTTCGGTTCTGGCCGATGAGTCGGCGTCGACGTTGCCCTGCCCTGTGTAGGCGGCGATCTTCACCTGGTACCAGTCCGGGAACAGTTCGTCGTAGAGGGGCGATGAGTAGCCGGACAGGATCACCGTGGCGCTGCACTCTCTGAGTGCGTCAGCCATGTCCCGGTGTTCGGTGTCTTTCTTCATCTCGTGCCGATAGGCGTTCGTGGTTCCGCGCACCATCGCTGGGTACGGCGGATCGACGTACAGCAGCGCGCCCTTGAACTTGCCGTAAGCCTCGATCACTTCGAGTGCCGGGCGATTCTCAAGGGTCACGTTCCGCAGCCGCTCGACTGCCGGGGCGATCCGGCGCACGTACCCGTCGAGGTACTTGACCAGCGAGAGTGACGTTCCCTTTGGGTCGATGTTGTAGCGAAAGCCAGTCGGCATCAGTTGTCCGCCGCGCCGCTGTGTGAGCGCCACCCACACGCGGCGGGCCCGCTCGATGTCGTCGAGCCCGTCACGGTCCTTGGACAGCAGCGACTCCGAGCGCGAGTGCGGAGTCAGTGCACACGCCCGCTCCATCTCGTCGGGCCGCTCCCGGAGCACCCTCCAGAACGTCATAATGTCGCCGTCGATGTCGTTGACCGTTTCAAGCATCGAGGCGGGCTTAGCCATCAGCACCGACAGCCCGCCACAGTATGGCTCGACATAGTGCCCGTGCGGCGGGAACAGGGACACGATCTTCTCTGCGATTCGCTGCTTGCCGCCGAAGTACGGGAATGGAGGACGCGGAAGGTCGCTCATAGTGTCTCTTCTCTGTTGAGTTGTTGGGGCGGGGGCGACGTGTGCCGCCCCCGCGGGTGGTGCTTAGAAGGGTGTTTCGTCGCTGAAGTTGCCCGGAGTGTTCCAGACATCGCCGCCCGTGTTCGCAGCCGGAGCCGAGGCCGCCCAAGGCTCATCGTTCCCACCGGCTGCCGGGGGTTGGCCGCCGCGGGGCGAGTTGCCCGAGGTTGCCCGGGTGAGCTGCGCGGTCGCGTACTTGAGCGAGGGGCCGATCTCGTCGATCTCCAGCTCCATCGACGTGCGCTTCTCGCCCTCCTTCGTTTCGTAGGACCGCTGCTTCAGGCGGCCGGTCGCAATGACCCGTGTGCCCTTCGTCAGCGACCCGGCGACGTGCTCGGCGAACTCACGCCAGACCGAGGCCCGGAGGAACAGGCTCTCGCCGTCCTTCCACTCGCTGGTGGCCCGGTCGAAGTTGCGGGGGGTGGAGGCGATCGTGAAGTTCGCCACCGCCAGACCGTTCTGCGTGTACCGCAGCTCCGGGTCCGAGGTGAGGTTTCCGATTACTGTCAAAACCGTCTCGCCGGCCATGTCATGCCTTCCTTGTGCGGATGAGTCCGCGTTCGTGCCGAGCCGCCTTGCGCCGCTCGGACTGCTTCGTGCTGTTGATTCGGCGGCATTCCAGGCACAGCCTCTCGGTGTACCCGTCGTGCCGCAGCTTGATGCGGACGTTGCCATCGACGAGCGCGTGCCCGTTGATGCATTCGGCCTGGTTATAGCGGCCGCCGCGTGTTCGACCGCGCGCCACGGCGTCGGCAACGTTCTCCGCCTGCGTGCCATCGAGCAGGTGGCTCGGCTCGATGCACGGCGGGTTATCGCATGTGTGCCGAGCCATGCCGACAACCGGCCTGCCGAGCTTCTCGGCGAGGGCCGCCCTGTGGGCCAGCCGAGACCCGTTCACCGCCTTGGTCAGAACCCCATAGCCGCCAGCGTTCCGCGTGCCCGTGAACTCATCGCACGCAGTCATGTTCAGTGCGCTTTCTCTTGGGATTTCCGGCCGCGGGGATCGTTGACCGGGAGGTGCATTTGGTTGCGTTGGTAGCTCACTCGGCCCTGCTTCACGCCGAGGTTCTCCGCGATCTGCCGGTCGTTCTTGCCGAGCCCGTGCAACCGCCGAATGTCATCGAGCATCTGCACGATGGTGACCGGCGCCGGGGCGGGCTTCAGCGCGTGCGTGACCAGCTGCTCGACCAGGTGGTGCGCCTGGACGCTTCGCTTGCTGGCGATCTTCAGCAGCGCCCGGTACTGCTCGTCGGTGACGTTCACCGGGAGCTGCACGCTCATGCGCGCCGCCCGACCGTGCCGACGTCGACCGGCGACCCGGGCCCCTGGTCGAGGGCAAACCGTTCAGCAGCAGCCCGGCGCTCGATCTCGCGCAGGTTGAACAGCGCCTCACGTGCCCGCTCAGGCAGGCGCTCCCGTGCCGGCCAGGACTTCTCGATCAGCCCGCGAGCCTTCGCCGAGCGCACGTCAGCCTCGATCGCTGCCGCCGTGTTCCGGCCAGAGTCAGCGACCGACGCCAGAATGTGCCGGACACTGAACGTCTCCTTGGCGAGCGGCCCGACGAAGTGGGCGAGCGTTGCAGCCTTGGCTTCCTCGAAGTCGACCTGCTCGAGGACGAGATGCCACGCGCTCGTGGTCACCCGGTCCACGGTGATGAACCGGTCGAACCCGCTGGCGATTGTCAGGATCTGCCCGACTTGGACGATGTTCATGCTGTGAGTCCTCTCTGCTGCTGCGCCTGCTCGCGGGCCAGTTGCGCCACGAAGTCGAGGTTCTGATCGGTGCGCGTCGGCTTGCGCTCGCCCTGCTGCGCGGAAGGCAGTTCGTCCGTCCATCGCTCGTGACCGATCCACACACCCAGCGCGGGGGTGAATCGCTTATCGGTGGTCGCCGCATAGGCGTCACCGAATCGGACGATATGAGCGGCCAGTGCCTCGGAGTCGATCCGCTTGGCCGCTGCCTTGAACTTCTCGAGGGCCGCTTTCCGCTCGACCTTCTTCGGCCAGTGAAGATAGGCGGCATCGAACACACTCTCCGCGCTCGGCAGAGCGTGTGTTATTACGGTTCTCTTCTCTTCTCTCTGGTTCTCTTCTCTTAACGCTGAGCTCTGGTGAGACTCGGCGTAACTCACCGGAGTTTTAGTGAGTATCAGTGAGTCCTGATGAGCGCAGGCGGGGCAGCGGGTCTTCCATCGCGGGTCTGTTTTCTGCCACGGCCCGAACGACGGCATCCACAGATACGTCTTGCCCTCAGCCTCGACACGGGACACACGCCCGTTGCGCATGACCTCGGCCAGGAGCTCGTCGGCGTCCACCGGGTCGGCAGGCAGGATCTTGAGCTTCAGGCCCAGCGCGTCGTCGGGCAGGTGGCCCTTGTCGCAGTACGCGAAGTTCCACAAACCGATGTAGAACAGCCGCGCAAACGGCGAGAGCCGGATCATATTGCCGTCGGTCCAGAAGTCAGGGGTGATGACTCTGCCTCTTGCCACTTGGTTTTCCTCCTTCCTTCTCGTCGAAGTCGCCCCGCTCGATCGCCGTCGCCAGCCCGGTTAGGACCGCGTAGACGATGAGCTTGGGGTGCTCGGCCTTCTTCTTGATGTGCGCGAGTAGCGCCTTCTTGTCGAGGGCCATCAGTAGATGACCCCGTCGCCGCTGCGCCGCCGTGCCGACTCGGCCTCGGTGATGACCACCCAGCCGCCCACGTCATCCAGCAGCACCCACGACAGGACCCCGGACACCCAGCGGCGAGCCGGCCACTCAGCGGGGACAGCCCAGCCAGGGACCGCCCAGCCCTCTGCGATCGCCTCGGCCGGGTGCGATGTCGCCCAGCCGTGACAGCCGAGCGTCCCGGTGCCCCCGAGGATCTGCAGGTTCGCGGTCGTTGTCTGCCCGCCCTGGGACCGGTTCTTGCGGTGGTCCCGGTTCGACGGGCCGCACCCTGCACGGCAGCGCTGGCACGTGTCGCGGTCGCGGAGCGTGGCGAGCTCGTAGGCGTCGGCCTCGTCAGCCTTGGAGGGCTTCGGGACCTTCGGGCAGATCATGCGTCCACCGTGTAGCCATTGCCTCGGCAGGCCGAGCAGAGAGCAGCCCCGCTATGGCAGTCGACGGCTCGGCATGTTCCGCCGCACCTATGCCCGGTGCCGTTGCACTTGACGCAGGTATCGCCGCGACCACTTCCGTCGCAAGTGGCGCACTTCACGCCACCATCCAGAACGCGCCGCATCTCTGCGTAGGTTCGCGGCGCTCTGCCATTGGTCGCCGTGTCCATCTCGATCTGCAGAAGCGCGACCAGCTTGTCCCACTCGGGCAGCAGGCGATCCCAGGAGATCGACCGGCCAGCCATGCGGGTGCGCAGCTGCTCCGTGGTCAGGCGTCCGGAGCAGTAGTCGATGCATCGGCGCAGGTCGCCCGGGTCCCATGGGTGATCGGTCCCGCTGCCAGCAATGGCCTGAGCGGATAGCCCCAGTGTGTAGTAGCTCACCGCTGGAACCCCCCGGCCATGTACGCGGCCGACTGGACCTTGTTCAGATTCAAGAACCCGTAGAGCTTCGAGGTCAGCGCCTTCTGCAGTTCCTCGGCGGCGTGCAAGATCTCCTTGGCGTCGTCGAAGTCGTTCTTCTGCTGCATGGTGGCAAGGTCAGCTTCCGCCCGCTGCCGGGTGACGCTGCGTTCGCTCGACCGCATGAGCGCCTTGGCCCGCGCCGAGATGAACTCGCGCTCGGCGGCGTACCGTCTGGCCCAGAGTTCCTTGATGATCGGGACGGCGTTCTCGAGGCGGTCGCCCACCTCGCGGATCAGCTGCTCCAGCTCGAGGGGGCCGACCGGCTGATAATTGACCAGGTCAGCGTCGGGGATGGTGGAGACTTCCCCTGACTGCTGGTTCGTGAACTCAACCATCGGTGGCCTGCGCTTCGAACTCGGCGGCGCTCTCGCGCTCGTAACGCTCCGCCTCCGTCTCCTCGGTGGCCGGCTCGTCGTCGACCACCTCGGCGTCGACGATGTTCTCATCCGGCGCCGCTTCGGCGGGGGCCGTTTCCTCGCCCCGGCTGATCTCCCCGCTGCGGGCCAGGAACAGCGCCCGGTTGGCCGCGTACTCGTCGGCGGCGTTGGCCCGGTCCCTGATCTCCTTGAGCTCGGCGAGTGTGGTCACAGCGGCCACGAGTGCCGCCCAGTCCTCGGTTGGCTCGGGCTTGTCGACGGTGGCGACCATCTCGCCGCCCTCGCTGACGAGCGCGCCCATCTCCTCCGGGGTGTACTGGACACCCATCAGACAATCTTCAGCACCCTCCCGGGCAACCTCGCCGATCGCACGCGCCTTGCACAGCGCCTCCGTGTATGACTCCCAGGGGAGCGCACTGCCACTCTTCGAGCGAGCATTGACCGCCCACTTCCCCTGCTGTTGCTCGTACTTGCAGAGGCCAGCGCGGGCGGCGCGGGCGGGAGTCCACGACACCTCGTAGGTGAAGTCGGGGTCATCGGATCGGGTGAGCCGGGCCGTGGCCACGAAGTCGCCGCCCTCGACGGTGCCCGCGGTGGACACGCGCAGCTTGTGTCCCGCCTTGCGGATCAGCCCGGACATCAGCGCCGGGGAGATTGTGGCCCTGCCCTCGATCACGTTGATGCCCGCGATTGCTGCCATCGGGTGAATGCCGAGCATCGCGCCCGTCTCGCAGACGAGCAAAACCTTGCCAGGTGACGGCTTGCCGGCGGCGTGCAAACCCCTGGGGATCAGTTCGCCCGCCGAGGAGAGCGTCTGCACGTAGCGCATCTTCTCGTCGAGGCCCGCGGCCTCGTACTGGGTGATTTCCTTGCTCATCACATACCTCTTTCAAATTCGAGCGCGGCGGTGATCCGCGCGGATAGTTCAATTGCGATCGGCAGCAGCCCGGCGAGCACGTCGGCGACGTCGGCGGGGTAGATGCGCAGGCTCTTGGGATCCTCGGTGCGCATCTCGCCGTTGACGATCTCGGCCCAGATGAAGTCGGTGTACAGGACTTCGGGGCCGACGCAGTACTGCTGGAATGCGACCTGCCTGAGTTCGCCGGGGGTGGGCCCGTAGACGATGCGGTCGTGTTTGGCCTTCACCTCGGCGAGCACGATGCCTGCAGGGGTGACGAGCAGCCCGTCTGGGGTGGCTGCGAGGCCGGGGATACTCTCGGCGTGGATCAGGAGAGTGTTCTGCGGGATGCCCGCCCAGGCGAGCATGAGCGGCTCCCAGAGGTTCCCCGACTCGGTGAACCGGTTGCCGCTGAAGGTGGAGCGTTTGAGCTTGGCCGCCGTGTAGACGTCGATGGACTCGGGACGGGCGAGCTTGGCTGCGTCCGATGCGCCGACGATCGGCTCACGGGCGAGCAGCCACGCCTCCCGGTCTGTCGAGTCTGCGAGGATCCGGTCGAGGTAGGTCACGCGGCCCACCTCACGGCATCCATCGCCGCCCGATTCAGCACCGGCAGCGCCGCCTCCGTGATCACGCCCAGGCTGCGCGCCCCCATCGCGGCGAGCACCACAGCGTCGGCGACGTTGTTGTCTGTCACGTCGGCGTTGGCGTACCGCTTCACGACGGAGGCGAGAACCTGATCCTTCGATGCGTTGCCCTTGCCCGTGGCATACTTCTTGAGCCCGCCCGGTGTGACCTCGACCACGTTGTGCCGGGCTTGCATGGCGTCCTGGACGACCATCCACCAGAGGCCCGAGCGGTCATGGTGCGAACCGCCCGTCTGGGAGTAGGCGGGCTGCTCGATGACGACGAGCGCACCGCGGGGCACGACCTCCATGATTTGCACAGTGATGTCGTAGAGGCGGCACCAGCGCTCGAGGAGGCTGGTACCCTTCTTGCCGGTGGACTTGATGAGGCCGGTCCTGAATCCGTCCGTGCCGTAGATGGCCCAGCCGGTGCCGGTGAGGGACAGGTCGAGGCCGATCACCCAGTCGCGCCGCTCGGGTGCTGCGTGGATTGCAGCGGTGAGCCCGTCGATGCTGCCGAGGGCGCTCACAGCCCGCGCCCCTGGAGCGCTGCGGTGTTCTCGTCGAGGGCTTCCGCGTTGACGAGCAGCGCGTACACCTGAGCCTTGGCGAGGTGCTCGGCCCTGAGTGCGGCGTTGCTGATCTGCTCGGCTTCCCTGAGGTGCTCGATGGCGAGGTCGGTGAAGTTCATGCGGACACCGGAATCTGGACGCTGAAACCGACCGACTCGGACGTACCACTGATGCGCTCCATGACCACGAAGTAGCCGCGCTCCTCCGCGAGCTTCCGAACCTCGGCGAGGCTCACGTCGTCGAGGTCGTTCCCCGACTTCATGACCACGATCTTCAGCTTCGGGTCGCCGCTCGTTGCCAGGTCGAACGCGATCGAGTCCTGACGGGCCGTGTTGAGCTGCTTGAACGGCACCCCATCGAAGAGGATCGAGTCGTCACCGAGGCTCAGCCCTGCGGGGAAGTCAGCGGCGGCAAGACCGTCAGCCTTCGTCTTGTCGATGTCGGCCATGCTCGCGTTCAGCGCGGCCTCCTCGGCGGTGCGGTCGGCGAGCTCTGCGGCAATGGCGGCCCGGGCAGCCTGGGCGCGCACCTTGGCATTTGTCTCGTCGATGCTGGCGAGCTGCTCGGTGACGGCGTCGGGCGACTTGCGCTTGGCGGCCTCGGCTGCATCGGCGAGATCAGCGGCGAGGTCGGCGGCCGTCTTGTAGTCCGCCTTGGCCTGAGCGAGCGCCGCGGCGAGTTCCTTGCCGCGCTCGGTGATCTCGGCAAGGGAGTCGGCGGCGGCAGCGCACGCGGCCGCCTTCTGGTCGACCTCGGCATTGTGCTCGCGGATCGCGTCGAGCTCCTTGACGAGCGCCCCGGCCGACACCTCCTCGGTGGGCACGGTCGCGTCGGCCGGCGCCGCACCTTTGAGTCTCGCGGCTGCCTCGCCCTTCTTGCGCGTGACATCCGTGCGGGAATCAAAGAACCCTTTCCGCTTGGCGTCGATCTCGGCGAGGTCGAACGGGAGCGTCACCTTCGACAGCAGCATCTGGCGCTGCTCCTTGTCGCTGAGCTTCACGAAGTCGTTCGGGTCGAACAGCACGCCGCCCGTGATGTCGGCGACGAACTCTTTCCCGCTGGGGTACTTGGCCCCGTCGAGGGCGTAGGCGCTGAGTACGCCCGGCCCGTCCTTCGGGTACTCGCGGACGATGCGGCCATCGGTGAGCAGGATCTCGACCCGGGCGCGGTTGGCCTTGTTGTTCACCGGGTTCGGGATGAGCCGGGTGCCCTGCGGGTCGAAGCACTCCTCGAGTGCGTGGATGAAGCTGGACTTGCCGGAACCGTTGGGCCCGGCGATGATCTGCAGGCTGCCCGTGGGGAAGAGTTCGATCGTCCCCTCGATGCCCATGAAGTCGGTGACGGTGATCTTCTCGATGTTCTGCTGGGTCATGGTGTGTTGCCTTTCGGGAGTGATACGACGATGACGGCGGGGACGCAGAGGACCAGGCCGAAGAGGGTGAATGGGATGGACCAGAGGAAAGCGGCGCCGGTGAAGACCCACAGGCAGCCGAGGACGAACAGGATGATGACGAGGCGGGCGACCCGCTCGGGGGTGAGCAGACGGCCGATGAGCCTGAACAGGGTGAGCGCGAACCGGGCGGCCAGCATGGCGGCGGTCTTGATGTTCAGCACGGGTGGACCTGCACTTCAGCGAACCGCACCGTCTCGCGGGTCCATTCAGGCAGCGGGTCAGGCCTGCCGTCGTCGGCTTGGACGTGTGCGATCTGAACGCCGCCGTCGAGAATGTGGAGGATCCAGCCGAACCCGTCCGGGCCGATGTCGTGGCGCGGCTTGTAGAGGCGCACTCGGTCGCCGACCTTCAGCGGCGGGCGCGGCTTCGGCTTGCCGGACAGGAGGACGGTCACGAGGTCACCGCCTGGCGGGGGTCGAGGGTTTCGGCGGCCGTCATCGACGGGGCAGCCCCGCTCGGTGCCACCTCGTGGGGCCAGATGCACTCATCGACCAGCGGGTGAACGTTCACGTGGGCGGCGTTCTCGCACCAGACGGCGCTCATGCCCGCCACACACCCAGGATCGAGGCGACCAGGGCCACCGTGATGACGATGACGCACGCGCTCAATGAGGCGGCCATGATGATCGCGGCCGCCCGGAAGTCGGTCTCAGGGATCGGCGCCGACGGGGTGTAGTCAGTGTTGGGCATGTCCCAGTAGTCGAGCTGGGACAGTTCGGGGTTGGGATCTTCTGCGATCCACGTGCTGCGTCGGCGGCTCATGCGGCCACGCCCCAGACGTTGACCTGACGCTTCGTGCGGCCGGCGCGCTTCTCGCCGGTCCACACGATCGCATCGTCCTTGGTCAGTCCAGACCGGCGCTTGCGGGGGCTGTCGAAGTCGGCCACCACGTAGTCGGGCTGCTGGAAGTAGGCGGTGGTCAGTTCGTGATCCGTCATGGGCCGGTCGGTGATGAGTCGGAGCACGATGGCCTTGACCAGGAGGCGGTTCTCGTTGCTGTCTGCTGCGGCGTGAGAGGTGAGCGGGTCGGCGGGTCGGGCTCTCACCGTGTCGTTCCCGGTGATGGTGGGTACAGTTGCCATTGCGTTCCTTTCGTGGTGCGTGGTGTGGGGCCATCCGTTCGTGCGGCTGGCCCCTTTTTCGTGAGTGGTGGTTGAGTGCGACGCCGGGACTGCACACCCGGACGACCCTCGAAGGGCTCGCCGCTGAGTGGTTACGATCAACGCCACTCGCGCCTGCTGGTCCCCGAGGCTTAGTCGGTCCCAGCGCGGGCATCCATTCCCGCTCCCTCCCGCTTTGCTGTGCGGTGGGCACCCCTGCATTTCTTCGGGGTTTCGCTGTGTAGTTGTCAAGGTGCTGCGAGCCCCCATCCCGACACCGCCTCGCGGCAGCATCTGGCATTGGGCAAGCTCAGGGCGCGTTTGGGCACGCCGGTGGATGCCCCTCTGGTCGAGGGGCGAGAATGTGGAGGTTTAGACGGGCCCGAACGTGCGGGCGTCTATGAACTTCTGCAGGTCGTCCGCGCGAATGCGCTGGTGCGGCCTGGTGTCACCAAACTCCACGACGCGGAGCTTGCCTGCTTTGATCTGGTCATAAACCCAGACCCGGGACATGTCGAGCTGCGTAGCAGCGGCGGCAACGGAGTAGAGGCGAACTGCCTCGACTGCGCTCATTACGCGACCTTCTCGGCGCTGACGACCTGGAACAACGAGGCCATAGAGGCGTGCGGGAAAGCCAGCATTACCCGGGCGATGAATCCATTGGACGGATGTACGTCTCCGTTGCTGACCCGCCAGAGAGTGACCGGGTTTACCCCGATGATCCTGGCGAGTTCCACCTCAGAGACGATGCCGTTTGCACGGCGCAATTCGTCCAGCTGGGCCCGGTTGAGCACGAGAGCCGCCTGGGCTCTGGCTGATTTGGTAGCTGATTGCATGTTGGCAAGACTACGGGTGTCTTGCGCTATTGCATGATTATTCCATTCATGCATTGCGCGTGTCGCGGCCACTTCCGCGTGATTCCGGGGGTGCACTTATGCAAACACATTGCACGCGCGCAATGATTGGGATAGTTTGGGGCCATGACCACGAGAGTTGATTGGCCCCAATACCTGCGGACCATCACGGATAACGCCGCTGGCGCCCGAATTGCTGAGCGCGCAGGCATCCCCGAATCCACCATCAGCCGGTGGCTGGCCGGAAAAGTCGAACCGCGGCCCCGCCAGGTGGTCGAAGTGGCCCGCGCCTACGATGTGCACCCACTCCAGGCGCTCATCGCAGCCGGCTACCTCGACGATGGAGACATGGATCTGCCCATGGTTATGGCACCGCAGCTGCAGCTCCGCGAATTCACCGACCTGGAACTGGCCAGGGAGACGATCCGGCGCATAGAGGACCAGGTCTGGAACTCCGCCGTCCTCACCCAGCCTCTCGACGAAAACCACCCGGCCATGCAAGACCGAGGCAATGTCACACGCATGCGCCACACTCCTACCGAGGACGAAGCCGAGCAACTCGGCGCCGTTGCAAAACCGGGGGAGACGGTAATCGAGATTGACGAATTCGACGACTGATGTTTACGACCCGCACGGGCACGCCGACCAGCTTGGCCTCACCGTCGCCTACCAGCACTTGCGGGTCAACTGCGGCATGTACATCCCCGGCCGCCAGATCATCCTCCTGCGCCGCGGCATGAGAGTCGCAACGGAGCGGAGCGTGCTCGCGCACGAGATCGCCCACCACCTCGCCGACGACCGCCACACGGACGGTGTGTGGTCGCTGCGACAGGAACGCCGAGCCGACCTCTCCGCATCGCGCCGACTCATCCCCGCCGACCGCCTCCGCCAGCTCGCGCAATGGTCGAGCGACCCGCGGGAGTGGGCCATCGACCTCCAGGTGACCGGAGACATCCTGCTCGCATACCTCAACGGACAGAAGGACAGCGCATGA